TAACAGGCAAATCATTCATATATATATATACTTACATTATCTTCTTTAAATAGAGCTCCATTTCATAATAGCCAAACTTTATCATGTTTTCTATATTATCTTTGGATGGATACATATCCAATACGGACGTCTCATCTTTTAGTATTATTATATTTTCGTGTAATAAGAATTGTTCATTTTTTTCAACTGTTGTTAAATAAAAACATCGCAGAATGTTTATCATATATGATGAGAGATTTGTTATAGGAGATCCGCTTTTCTGTTGTTTCGAATGTGTCATATAAATTCCAATTTTTTTGGCTTTTGGAACCTTTGAATAAAAGTTCCATGACATATTATCGATAACGGCCGCATCAATATATAAATTGTTATTGTACGTTTCGATTTCAAACAATATTGGTATATTAATACTCATTGATATCGCATCTATTACTCTCATGTCCGGATGTGTTTTGTGGCTAAAATATTCAATAGTCTGCGTGTTCAAATTCAACGCAGTTATAGTAAGATTTTTATTTGAATACCTGTTCAGTTCAATGAACGTTGGTGAGGTTGGAAAGGTGTTTAACAGAAGTCCTTCGATTTTTTCAATTAAAGGTTTTTTAGAAAGCATTCCATATCTCCTAAAAAGGAGTCTTAAATCAATTTGATTTAAATCAATACAGAATAATATACTCAAATGTTTTGATATGTATTCAACGCTATAAATAGTAAGAAGCGAAGCTATTATAGCACCGACTGACGTCCCTAGAATATTAGATACATTTAAAATCAGATCATGTTTTTCAAGGTATAGTAAGCTACCAATGCAAGAAACTCCTTTAGTACCCCCTCCGCTTATTGCTAAGTGAGTGTACGTCATATTATAAAACTAAAACTAAATTATGATATTTGAACGTTTTAAAACATTTTTTTCCACAGATTCTTCCTTCTTTTTCTCAAAAACAAATTGGGTGAGATCCTTCGCTTTGGTTTCGTCCTTGAGGTACTCGGACATCCATTTGGTGAGATGATCTTTACTCAGTGTTGCCTGCTGCTTCTGTGTTTTCATGTGCAAGATCCCATTTTCTCCAAGATTACAGATCTCTTTATCATTGTCCTTCATAAATAAAATTATATATTCTGTGAGCTGCTTTTTTCGCTTGTTCTGGTCAGCTATGACTTTTCTCATATCTGAAATCCGGTCATTGATCATAACCCATTCTCGAACAGACGTTTTAAACTCATCTGCGGATGGAGCACACGTGATAGATTCTGTATCACTCATTTATTATTATATCAATGTTATTTTTTATACCATTTTCCTCATTATATATATTTTCATAATATACATCCTTCTCGTACATTCTGTACAGTTTGATCAAGAAGGGAAGTAAACATATACTTATAGTACTTATATACTCATTTTGTATATTGAAAAATGATATCAAACTTTGTGTGAATATAAATATAGCATTGTATGCATACAGCCTGCTGTTGATTTGATAGCTGTGCAAATTTGTGTACACAATTGTAATGTTAATTATGCCATAAAGAGATCTCTGGATTGCTTCAGACAAAATTATATACTGTGATGTATATATAATGAACGGGAAAGAATAGTATATGAAAGCCTTGTTCTTAATGGAAACACATAATAACAAGTACACATATACAGTTGCAGATCCGATATATTCCATGTACTGAACTATTGGCTTATCGGATAACTTCAAGTTGTCTATTATGTTGAACGTCACACTGTACATGAAAAGAATGAAGAACTTCTTTGATAATGCATCAAAATGAGACAAGCGCCGTGAACAGTTAATTATATTATGAAAAAATATGTTTGTGGTAATTATTATTATATTAAGAATGCAACTTATATGAATATAGATGTGGGGATCTATAATAAATGTGTTAAGTGTTGCCAATAAATTTGATCTATAATTATAGAATATATTTGAGGCGCATAAACAAATCATGTACTTTTTTATAGACTCATGCAATGTATATTTTAGAGACAGCTCGTTTCCTATAGTCACAAATAGAAGTTTAGAAAAAATAAAATCTATACTAGAAAATATATCAGAATTTACCTCCAGATACTTGTACGAGTACATGAACAGTATATACATTCCGTGTGTCAACGCATTGCAATACTTATAGTTCACTTTGGTGATTATGCTGCTGTACGCCATAGCAAAGCAATTTACGTATAGAAGCCACATGTATGTTACATCTTGTGTGCAGTCAAATATTTGTGTATGTAGGGCATTCTGAATCCCATAACACACAACATACACTAGTGTATCTATATTGAAACGGTTCATTATATTTATATAATACTTATTGTTTTTCATTTCATAACTCATTCATCCACATATCAGTATTAGATTGTTTTTCAAGAGTCGTCACTTTTGCCTTCAGCTGTTTGACATCGCTTTCAAACTCTTTGATCTTGTCTTCGGTTAGATAATGAATTTTCATATCCAACAGATAGTTATATGAGCGATCGACTGTTTTAAACTTGAGATCCTTCAGCTCTTTCTCAATATTTTTCTTGACTTTTCTAAAGACAACGAGCTCGTCAGTTACTATCATGTTTATGAATCTCATCTTGTTCTCCAGGATATTGAGATCTCTAGTCATTGCTTTAATCAGGTAATCTTTCCGGAGAGTATAGTACTTGAGACGAATATCTACAAACTCCTTCAGAATCTCATGGGGGCTGGAATATTTCTTCATGTTCCCGGTAGAATCATACAAATGCATATTTGATGTCCGGATTGTTCTGGCTAATTTGAAGTCCTTCACTATATTTGTGATCTTGTCCGGGAAATATTTGATGACAAATCGCACTTGGGTGTCGGAACTGTAGTTAAGATAAGAATTTATCTTCACATCAATCATTGATTCTAGATGCTCCTTGAAGTCCTGTGTCCAATATCCAACAGGTAGCTCTGTGATCTCGATAACATTCTCCTTGATTTGATTGAAAGAACCGGTCACTGTAAAACCATTCCCGCTTTCGTTCGGAACGATTGATCCTGTAAAGTTTTTATACCATGGAACAAGATCGGGCTGTTGCTTACCAGACAATATCGCTAGAATACATTTCTTCAGATCTGCTGGGTTGTAAGCCGGAATATTGGAGCTGAAACCGGTTCCGATGCCATCACTTCCATTTATAAGAATAAGCGGTTCAGTCGGTACGAAAAACTCTGGCTCAATTGATGTACCGTCATCATCAAGATAGGTCAACACATTATCATCGTCTTTTTTAAATATTTTGTTAGCAATCTCTGTCAGATTCGTGAATATGTACCTTGGACTTGCGGCATCTTTTCCACCTAACAACCTTGTACCAAACCCGCCATTTGGATTTAGCAAAGCGTAGTTGTTCGAGCCAACAAATGTCTGTGCCATTGAAACTATCGTTGACATCATCGATTGCTCTCCATGATGATAGCTTGTTTCAGAGCTGCAGTAGCCTGCAAGCTGGGAAACTTTCAGTTCGGAATTTTTGCGCTTCCTCATTGCAAACAAAATCTTCCGCTGGGATGGTTTCAGACCATCAACCAAGGATGGGATGGATCTGTCGTTGTCCGCAATACTAAAGTGTATAAGACCCTTGTTTATAAAGTCGCTGAATGACACAACAGGACTTCTTTCAATCGTTTCATTCCTTTGAATCCCGTCAACTATCCACTTTTTACGAAGATCCGCGTTTTCTTTCTTGAAAGCAAGGAGAAGATCTTTCTCACTTTCAGGTGTCCATTTGTATTCAACCACATTTTCCGATAAATTACGGAAGTACTCTTTGGCCTCGTCAGAAGTGCTCGTGCCAAGACCCTTGTAGTACTTTACAACCCATCCCCTGACTTCATTCGCCTCTTTCCATTTCTCAAAGTCTTGAATTGTATAGAATGACTGGCTCCGTGCTCCCTTTGAAATCTTTAGAATTGGTGTCAGCATGGCAGTAAAGAATGATTTGAAATTAACCAAGGACGGACACAGAAAATGTAGCGCATTCATGATGAGTCCTTTTATGTGTTCTCCGTCATGATCCGCATCCGTCAAAATCATTATTTTTCCGTACCGAAGATCGCGGATGTTTGTATACTCCTTCCCAGCCTGTATTCCAAGAATCTGCTTAATACTGCTAATCTCTTCATTTTCCAGAAGTTGCTTGACACTTGCCTCACGCGCATTCAGAAGCTTCCCGCGCAGAGGAAACACTCCGTAATGATCTCTTCCCACAACGCTCAAACCGCTGATGGCAAACGTCTTGGCTGAATCACCCTCCGTAAAGATTATTGTGCACTTTTCGGAATCTGGTCCGCCTGCTTTGATTGCATCCTCCAATTTTGCAATGCCTTTTATTGTAATTTTTTTCCTACCGTCTGTCTTTGACAGCTCTCTCTGCTCTTTGTGCTTTGAAAGAGCTACCGCGTCCTCTAAAATACCTAACTTTGATACTTTTTTCAGAAAGTCTTCGCTAATCTCAAATCTGCTGCCGAATGATGAATACTTTGATGTGCATTCATTTTTCGTCTGGGAGCTGAAGGCTGGATTTTCCAATGTTGCTTTCACCAGGACAAACAAATGGTCCTTCACGAAATTCTGCTTAATTGTACTTTTCCCTTTGTAATTTTCTATCAGCTTGGAGATTGTGTTCCGAACCACAGACTCTACATGCGAACCTCCATCATTTGTGCATATTCCATTCACAAAGGAGATCTGCTTGAATCCATCCGGAGAATGGCAGATACAAACCTCCCACCTTTTATTTGAATCGTACACACGAGCCGTATCTTTCTTGCTCCCAATGTATAAGTCCACATATTTTTCAAACGTTTTAAAATTGAGCTTCAAATCGTTGTAGTACACGCTGACTTTGCCGTGAGTGCACGCACAAGCATCATATGTCCTTTTTTCGAGCATTGCCACAATGTCGTCCGTCAGTTCCGTGATACCAAACTTCTCAAGATCCGGAAAAAAATTGAATTTGACGTAACCCTTTGCATTGTTTGCTTTTGTTATTTTTGGAGCACCCTTTTCTTTCATGTTGTTCTCCCATACCTGCAAGTACTTTTTGTGATTTTTTGTATCAATGATTTCCAACTCAAACCTCTTTGAGAATATGTTGGTCAGCTTTGCCCCATATCCGTTTCGTCCACCAACAGTTCTCTTCTGGGAGTCATCATAATTAGAGCTTGTCAATAGCTCTCCAAATATCATCTCCGGAATATATACTTGCTCCTTTTCGTGGATCTCGATTGGTATTCCGCATCCCGTGTTCATAACGGATATGCATCCAGTTTCCTTGTTTACAGTCACTGCAATCTTATCAACAGACGCATCTTGCGAGCTTTGGTCAATTGCATTGACCAGAATTTCATCAAATATTTTGTAGAGTCCCGGTACATATGTAACAGACTTTTTCTGCATTCGCGTCTTGTCATCGGCTAGAACCCAGCACTCATCCGTACTCAATTCAACTGATCCAATGTATGTATCAGGTCTCTTCAGTATGTGCTCAAGCGGGGTATACTTCTGGTATTTCTCGCTTGAACCCATGGCTCACTTTATATCATATTACTGTGTTTCTCTTTATGTGACTTTAATTCATTTTGATTTTACACTTACCAATTATCATTTTGTTTAAACTTTCAGGGTATTCAACTAGCTTTACAGTCTTTTCATATTCACGCGTGTTCCAAGACATGCCATTCAAGGGACTGAACTTGTAATATTTTATAATTACTTCTTCACCAACTGGCATCAGATACACAATGGATTCTATATTTGAATCTAATACGCCTACATCGTTGTCGTTTACCGATACAATAATATCATTCTTTTGGAGTCCTGTCTCCTCACTGTCTTCAGTTAATATTTCTCCTCTCACATTTTTCTGCGCCATATTGATGTTATGGTGAATAATATCCTGTAATTTCAGCTTTTTTGTTTTGAGTCCGATGTATGCTTTATTAAAATCGTCAGATATTAAAAGATCTGTGACTTTGTTGATGTAATTTGCAGTAACACCGCCGCTACAGTCTCTATCCATAAACCAATTTATCATTCCTATGACGAAGCCCTTACTGTTTATTATAGGACTCCCTGATGTCCCTTTGTTTACATTAACATCAACTACAATTGATTCAAAAACCTCATTCGATAAATATTTATCAAACTTTACATTCCCAATATGACTTATACACTTTGCTGAATCTGTATGATTGCCCAATATATAACATTTATCTCCAGACTTCACATTTTCCTCCTCATTAAATTTGAGATAAGGGTTGTTCTCTGCTTTTATTTTCAGAAGAGCTATATCCGTTCTCTTATCGATTCCGACTAATCGAGCTTTGAGTAACGCATTACTGTACAGTACAGTTATTTTTTTCGTGTCTATGCAATTATGCGCCGCTGTTACTACATATCCATTTTTCCTTATGAAAAATCCTGAACCATATAAATAATCTGTAGTGTTGACTTTAGCTATGACAGTGATTATGCAACCACTGTACTCTGTGTAAATATCAGATCCTGTCATCAGTGATTTATTATATTGATTCTTTTATCAAAAAAAACTAAACGGATACTGAACTAATGTATCTCGCTTCTGTGATTTTGCTTAAATATCCCGCAGTTGTTATATCAACCTGTGCTTCGTACATTTCATCTATTCTATATCTAAAAAAGAATGTCAAACCCCCATTTCTTGGCTGTATAGCCCACAGATATCCTAATACAAGAGAATCATTGCTGACATTCATGGTGTCTTCACCAGTTATGGTCGGGATTGTTAGCATCTGTACTTGTCCTTTAAATGTAAATACAAGCTCCACATCCTCGTCTTCTGGTGCAACTAATTCTTCTCCATCATCTGTTAAGATTAAATCTGAATATTTCACGTTGGGATACCAGATTGACCAATTTGATGTTCCTATCTTTAATTCTTTGTAAGGAATTTGAACGCCATTATAATCTACAGTTCCGCTATAATCTGTAGTTCCACGATTTATTGAAAAATCTAAATCTCCACTAGGATCATCTTCATATTCTGGCTCAATTGCTGACAACTCATTTCCCACAATATCACGAATTACTAAATAATTATCATGTCTGACTTGAATGAATGTTTTTCCAGGTATTTCATGCTCAACAGTCACTGTTCTGGTTATTGTAGATGAATTGCCTGAAGTGTCTGTAGCAGTATATGTCAGAACATAGATTCCTACTGCTTGATGATCAACAGTACCCTCGATAACAACTTGCGATTCGTCAAATACTCCATCATAATTATCAGACGCACTTATGGTAACTGCATACTTTTCTATATCAAACTCTTCACCATTCACAAGTCGGACATCCAATGATTGCCCTTGAGTTACAGGCACTACTGTTATTATGGGAGCTGTCAAATCAACAACTTTGACATTTCTGGTGATGCTTACAGACAATTGTGTTTCATCAGTAGCTGTATATGTCATCACATAAGTACCTAATACACTGGTATCAACATTGCCTGTGACTACAATATCAAGAGATTCACCATTGCCACCATTTGCAGTAGCACTTGCTCCACTATCAACAAAAAGATTTGGATCATTTACATCAACATCAATCACAACTTCAGTGTTGCCGTCGATAAGTGAAATTATTGGTGCTTCGTAATTAACCTTTGAGAGATCACAGTTTGAAAATTCTACTGGACCGACTCCAAGAGATGATAGAGAAATATATCCGCTTGGTTCTCCAGATTCGCCTGGAATTAGAATATTAAAGTCAACTTTTGCTTTTAAATCAGATACAGTATTTACATTATTTGAATCCCTTGATATCGAATATCCAATATCCTGAATACGAATTCCTGTGATAGTACGAGATATTCCATTTACTGTCCTGACAACGTTTGTAGATAGATCCACGAAATCAGGACTTGAATACATCCAGTTCCTCACATCTCCTGATATGTTAATAAATTCACCAGTTGCTAATTGAAATTGGGCAGTGGTGTCCGAAAATATCTTCCATTTTGCACCGGCATTGAATACGAATTGGCCATTCTTGACAGTTTTGAATTCAAATACAGCTGTTTCTGGTACTTCAGGTAACTCTTCTCCACCTATCGGTTGTACTACATTGTAGTATTCGCCACTAACAGCATTCGACATATTAATTTTATATCCTTTTGTAGATTCCATTCGAAATGGAATCTCCAGCAGACCGTCTTCATCGATTGACGAGAAGTTCTGTTGACCTTTAATATATTTTGCGTTTGATCGGATTGTATCACTTAGTGCCTCTCTGACAAATTTAGAATCCTTGAATGGAAATCCTAACCAATTCCAATTTTGACTCAGTGTAAGATCAACATTCTCTGTTAGTGGATACGAATCAAATATCCAAGTTGTATCCCGTGTAAGGTGAATTTTGTACAATTTATAATTTTCTAAAGACTCGGTTTTTTTAAATATATTGAGAGTACCAGTCCATCCAGATGTTTGAGAACCGTCTCTTTTGCTAAATGATCCCTGTGTTTTTATCTGATCAATACTTTCGAGTACCTCAGGACGAGTGCCCTTATTTGTCAGTATGTCTTCTATTGAAATATTTTCATCTTCATCAGTCGTTGTTTTTAGATAGTTTGAAAACCATGCCCAACCCTTCCCTAAAAACTTGTTAGCTCTACCAACGTTTACTTCGATGTTTCTATATTCATCATTTACAAATACAAAATTGCTTTCTGGTGAAAGATTGTATATCATATTTTTAATGTATGGGCCGTTTGTTGTCTTTTTAACCATTGTCAGGGAGATGTCCTCGTCAACCACATTGTTTGAATATACCATCAATTGACACCTCTTATCATATCTAGCAATAGAAAGACCTCGGACGTTTCCACTACCATCTTTAGCAATAATTATATCATTTTCATCTAGGATATCATTGCCTGCCAATTTTACTTTTACAGCAAGGACTTGATTGTATTCAAATTCAGTAAAATCAAATTCAAAGTTATTTATTGACGGTGTCGTCACGCTATGCATCACATCAATCTTTTTGTTGATAAGGTTTTTTACAACTAAGTTGGCATCCTTACTTTTTATATTGTGCTGGACATTATTCATCTGACCTACAGTCATTTGAGCTGGCTTTGCCAACGTTCCGAATCCGTCTTCATTAAATGTACAGCACTCGGAATTTTGTGGAGTCAAATCAAATATCATATTTTTTGCTGAATCATAGTATTTGTACAGAATTTCATTATTATTACCATCGCCTCTGTAAACCATCAGATTTGAAACCTTCTTTGATGATGTAATCTGATCCCACGCGATTATGTAATTTGAAAGCTTTGATTCGTCTTCCTCATTAAACAAAGAGTTATCAACTGCAAACACAATATCACCGGCTCTCATGTTTTTGCTTAATTTGTAAATTACTCCCATATTACTGTACTGCTCATGGCGATTAGGAAATGATCTTTGAGGAATTGATCTCGAAGACACGCTTGTTAATTGGGGAGATGTTGCCAATGATTTCATTGTTGCAATCGAATACACTCGCTGCATTCCAGTCCCGGCATCTTGACCATCTGTTGCTCCTTCTATACCTACGTTATTGAAGAACCAGCCTTGTCCTTCTGTGTATTTTAAAAGAGGAGTGGATCCAATATAAATAAGTCCATCTCCCTCCTTCGGATTATTTGGTACAAGTTTTATATTACTATAAGCACTTGTTTGGAATGATTCAGCCATATTTAATATAAAGAATATTTTATTTATTTGATTCTATTTTGTATATAATTGTAAATATTTTCATATTTTTTGTCATTTTTTTCAAGCTGCTGGCGTCTCAATTGTTCAAGCTTCTGTCTTTCCTTTTCTGTCTTTTGCTGACTCCTTTTGTCTTCTCTTGTCAATTGAAAGCTTTGATTTGACCGTTCATTGATGATATGATCCAAGTCATTGTACTGTTGTCTGTTATCTATCAATTCAGCTTCTTCGCTGTAAGCCTTCATGTAGTCAGAGCCGTTTCTGCATGAGTAGTCATCAATAGAGTTTATTCCTAAATGTTGGACATTCTCAAGATTGGAGCATGACGGAAGAGCTTCTGGCTCTTTAAATATAACAAGTTCGCG